ATATAACCTATACTAACAACAATAATGATAGTAACACCTATATACTCTCGAAACAATTCCACAGTGTAGAGGAATCACAAACCACGTTCTAGGCGCACATGGAGAAAATTCAATTTTTTTAGCCTTTTGAGCCTACAAATGATACAAGTGGATAGTAACTCTTATAAAGTCGGAAAAAAGTGGATCTATGTTGACAGCAAAAAAAGATACAAGGTTTCATTCTATGGTTGAAACCATAATAGACTGTAGTTTAGGATTCATGATAGGTATTCTAGTAAATTACTTAATACTACCATTCTACACTATACAGATACAAAACGGAGAATTTTGGGGTATGGCATCAATATCATTTTGGTACTTGGCTGTATCATTAATAAGGAGATATATGGTAAGACGGTGGTTTGAGAATCACAAAAAGGCTTTTGCTAAATGGTGTTATGAGATTTCTCATAGTCGGAGATTAAATTTCTTATAACCTTTTTTCTATAATCAAACTGTTCAGGCTTTGTATCGTCATCTGTCCATTTCATGTTTTCTATTATAAGAAGCCAATCATCGTAATGTTGTTTCCAAGTTTTATCATCGTCATACATCATCTTTAGTCATCCTCTCTTCTAATAATATAGAATCTTCTGATTGACAACAAGTCCTACAATAGAACTTAAAATCTTTAAAGAAAAAATTGGGGTGTTCGCACAGTGCCATAATCAATCTATCCTTAATTACAAACCTCATAGTACGTTCCGTTCGGTGCTACGGCTGGATGACAGCCTTTAGTAACATAGTCTGGATAAATAGAAATGTCCCTACTTGGCTCGTTACTTGGTAGAAAGATCTTAGTATCTGAATCTCCAGCGACCAAAGCAGTAACACCTACCCCAGCTACAACACATATAATTGCTATTATAAACTTAAACTGTATCATTACCTCTCTCTCCACATTTAGGGCAAACCTTTTTTTGGAACCTTATAAAGCATTTATGACAGTAATAATAATTTTCCATTGTATAGTTGTAATATTTGCTAAAAGATGGCATATAATATCACTGCCAAAGCACTAGGAACTCCCACAGATATTGCAATGGTCAAATTACGTCTACGACGTTCACCTCGAACGTCTGGATGACCATCTTTAATCTTATCGCTAATCTTTACCATCTTTATTTCTCTCCACGTCAACTTTTGTAATTTTTACTCCTTTTTTAGGTTTACGCTTATTTTTTTGCTTTTCACGCTCCTCAGCAAGTATTTTTTTACCATAATCTGATTCTGCGTCTATAGCCTCCATTACAACTGGATTACCCTTATCATCCTTGGTCTCAAACAAAGTTTTGCCAGTTTTATCTAATTCTTCCATATCTGGTCTGTCTCTACCTTCTGCACCAGCAATCATCTCTAAAGCCTTTCTCTTATTTTCCTTTTCTTCATCTGATGAGGTATCAACATCTTTCCATTCAACACCCCCCATTTCAGCAGCTCTTGCATTTGCTTCTGCTCTTTGTGTATCTTGTTTCTTGTCTAACTCTCTCATTTGGTCAGCCTCCATTTCTTTATATTCCCATAATTCTTTAGCATTTATAATTAAAGTACCTTGAACTCTAAATAAGCATCTAAGTAAGTCTTTATGTGAGTGGTCACCAAATAACTCATTACAAGCGTAACAACGCTCTTTTTTGATAGTGTTAGTCCCTATCGTCATGATACGTTCCTCCATCTATATTTCTTAACCCCTCTTCCTCATCTTGTTTGGCATGTACGTCTCTGATATGCTGTAAGACATCATCGAATGTTTCAAAGTCTTTTCGTTCACAATATATACAATGTTTGATGTCATCATATGGCATACATTCGAAATTACGTGGTAGCAACTTATATACCTTGTTGTATGGTATCAGGTGAATATTGATTCTTGTTAAAGTCTCCAATCTGTTTCATATATTTAGATGTATAATCATTATAGAACCAAAGTGCAATCATAACAGCACCTACTGGCAGTAAGAAGCCTGTACATGCGAAGAATATACCTAGGTATAGCATCCAATTAGGGCTCATTTGTTGAGTTCCTCCTTGATTTTCCATAGGTCGTTTTGAACTCGCTGGAAATCTCGGAGACAGAGTTGAATCTTGTCGCTTATCTGAGCCAGCCGTATGTTAACGTCGACAGACTGATTTATCTTATCCATACATACTAGACGTACGAACCACTTAATAAGGCTTACTAACGCACACCAATCCCAAAAAAAATTCGCCCTTCGGGCTCATAGAATTAGTCTTCTTCATGTACTTTTGTTTCTTGCAGTTCTTTCATTTTGTCCTCTGCTAGGAACGTCAGTTTCCAGAACGTACGTTTGTGTTCGAGAGGCATCTCCGTTAACGCTCGTTTTCCGAATGTACCTTCAAACCAACTTAATATTACATTATAGTCTTCAGGTTCAAGTTCTACCATAGTTTGTTATCTTCGACATAACTAATAAGTATATCTGTTTATATAGGGGGTGATCGTGTAGCTGGCTCGCAACACCAGACCTTCGTGGCTCTTATCTCATGTCCGTGTGAACACATAGAGATTTACCATTCGACGTGCTCTCGCTCACACTACTACACAATATAGGAATCTTTTAATATGTTTATATGTATTTGTTCTTATGGCAGACAAAATCATAGAATCTGAGAAACCTCAAGAGAAAGTAGAAAAGAAGGTAAGTAAGTCTTCTTGTGCATGTACTGGGTCTAGAAACATAGATTGTTCAGAACATGGTGACAAAAACTAGACAAAAACGTTACATAATGTTTATATAATGGGGTTATTAAGTCTTACTATATGGGATTTAAAGACACTCTAAGTGCATTTGCATCTAGATTTACCAATAAATCAACAACCGAAGGTACTACAAGACCTTCTATAGCAACACCATACATGAGCACTGATACAGGTGCTAAATTACCAATTTTCCCATTTCCTCTCATAATGATTTATGAGTTAGCAGATAACATAGATGCATTAAGAATACCTATTGAAACTCTAAACAGAGAAATGTTCAAGAATGGATTTGAGGTTGTAGAGAAATGGAAGTTTAAATGTGAGAATTGTGGAAAAGAATTCCAATACAAACCAATCAAAGGAGACCATAAAGATGAACAACCATTTGAACAAAACGCAGATAATGAATCACAATCATTACCAAGAAATGATGCTAAAAAGGCTATTGCACATGAACTAAATGAATCAGAAGAGATGGAATGTGATACATGTGGTAGTGATAAATTATTAAGACCTATACCAGAAAATAGGAAAAAATTAGAGAATTTACTCGTAAATCCTATCAATGGAAACGAACAAACCCTAGAAGATTTAGCAAGACAGTTAGAGAGAGATTTAGAAATTGCAGATAATGCATATTGTTTAGTACTTAAGAATTATAAAATTGATGATAGAACTGGTAAGATTAATCATGAACAATCTGAAGTAAAAGAGTTACTTAGAATAGACCCCCCACAAGTCGCTTTAATTGCAGACTCTGATGGAAGAATTGGTTATGATGATAAGAGAAACAAAGTGTTTGTATGTCCTAGATTTGAACACCGAGATAGAAGATTAAATGTACCAAAATGTGATAGATGTGGTGCAGAAGCATTAAAGGCAGTTATTGAAGTTAACTCAGTTTATTCAATCGGTATACCACAACCAAAACGTGTAGTATATGGTGAAGGTGAAGTTATTTGGAAAGCAGGCAAATACAAACCATCATTGCTCTATGGGTACTCTCCAATATACTCTATTTGGTCAAAAGCAATGTCCTTATCCCATATGGATGAGTATATTAGAAAATACTTTGATAAGATGAGACCTCCAAGAGGTATGTTAGTTATTGCATCTCGTAACTATGAGACATTTAGGAAATCTTGGGATGTTTTAGAACAAAAAGCAACCGAAGACCCATACATGATACACCCATTATTGGTTGAATCAGACAAAGGAGGTAAGAATATGGCTCAATGGATTGATTTCACTGGTAGTTTGAAGGAATTAGAGTTTACTGAGATAAGAAGAGAGATTAGAATGATAATCGGAGCCGTTTTTGGCGTTCTACCATTATACTTTGGTGAATTACCAAGTGGATGGAGTCAAGAAGGACTACAAGTTACTATCACTAACCGTGCAATTAAATGGGGTCAAGACATTTTAGCACAAGCATTTTTGAGAAAGTTCGCAAAATTATTAGAAGTTGATGATTGGGAGTTAAGATTAAAAGGTGGAGAAGAGAACGACAAACTCAGAGACCTACAAATACAAGGGGTTGAAATACAAAACATGGCAGCTATGCAAGGAATGGGCTTTGAAGTTACAAGAACACACACTGGTGAGTTCAAAGTATCTAAAAATCCAATTATTAACCCTACAATGATGATGTTAGAGAGTAATAATGACGATGAAAAACCAAATACAAGTGGTTCAAAAGGTCGTGGTAGAGGCACAGCAGCTCCAAAAGAAGACCAACAAGAAATAGACGGTAAACCAAAGAAACAAAGACCATCTGATAAGGGTGGAATTGGTCAAGGAGCACCAGCTAGTGGTAAAGGTACATCACAATCTAAGAAAGCAGACTTACAACCATACTTAGAACCTAGAAGATTCCCAGATGGAATCACACCAGCAAACTTCGAGATAGTAAAATCAACACTTCAAAGTGCAATAGACTTCGATTGGACAAAGAAAAAGACTGTTGATGAGTTAAGAACCAAGGCAAACATGACAGTTAGACAAGCACGTGAAATAGTTAAACAAGAATTAGCAGATACTAAAAGATGGGAAGAAGAAGAATTTTAGACCCCACTAAAATAGATGCACAAGTTGAGGAGAAATCCTTATATATGGCGAAATATGACCATAATGTAATGGTAGTATTTAGTAGAAAAAACAAAGATAAGATTCCAACCACTGACGACGCAAGAAAAACAAGATTACCTAGTGGTTCAAAAGTCAGATCAACTAAAGAATCAGCAGATAGAGCCTTAAAGGCAGCTGAAGAGAAAGCCAAAAGAACAGAAGAGTTTAAGAAGAGACAACAATCACCAAGAATAACAAACGTTTATTCAGCCGACTTTTCAAATATAGACGAAGTTCTTGAAGATTGTAAAAAACACTCACGTGAGCAAGGTGTAAACGACTATGCATGTAAGAATATTTATTCTGCATTAGCTGAAGCACTAAGAAAAATAAAACTCGCACAAAAATAATTGGCAACTAAACTAAACGTTGATACTGGAGGAGAATATGTCGGTAAAAAACTCTGGGAGAATCATCAAGCTAATGAATATACACGTGTAAACAACTACAAAGAAGGTGTTTGCTTAAATTGTCTTAAAGTTGATGCAGTTTCAGCAACAATAGTAACAATTTGTGGTGATTGCGCTGGTAAAAGAGGTAGAGAACCACTTTTAGCCAAAGTTTCAGATAAAATGTATGGTCTTTGTTACTTTTGTGGTGAACATAAGTTCCATATTGAAGAAATTAACGGTAGATTCTGTCATCCATGTCATAGAAAGATAGCAGATGTCACAAAACAGTATAATAAAAAGGGTGGATTATTCGGAAATCCATTTTGGGAGAGAATTAAGAAGAAAAACGGTAAAGATTGGAGACAAATTATGTCTCAAAACCTAGGCAATAGGAGATAGAAGAATAAATTCTATTCTTTGGGCTTTTACATTAAAGAATTTTAAAGACCAATCGATTTTACAATCCTTTTTAGGTCTGTCACCCCAAAATCTACCTACTTTAAAGAATACTTTTGGTTTTCTCATTCTTTTTTTAAAGAACATTATGTTATCTGTCTTTGGGTCAAATCTAACTTCATCATATTTTACTAATCTTTCATCACCAGTAAGATATTGATGGATATTATTTTTTTGATAACATGTTATTGACCTTGAAGTATCTGGTCTATCAAAAAACTTCTCTATATCTACAACACACATTATTTTATGATCATCACTATCTGGGTTTCTAACATAAATATCACATAAATCTAATGATGCTTCATTAACATCAGCCTTATCTGACACCATGTGACCATTTCTTTTCACATATTCAGATATTGTATCATAAACATGCACTGATATTCCCATAGTCACCAAAAGCATATCTTTATTAATAAAGCTTTCGGATTTATTATATGGATGACGAAGGCACAGAAATGTGTGATTGTGGTAAAAAACGTTATGGTTATTTTGCAGACGCTGGATTCATATTTGTATGTTTTGCGTGTGGTAGGTTCAAATGTGAAGGATTCTCACCAGAGATGGAACAGTTCTTTAAGGATGAACCAGCAGTGATTCTACAGTTAATACAAGACGGTGTATTCAAATCATTATCAGATATAAAAGAGTGATCTTAATCCTTAAATAAGATAGCCTATTATTGTTCTTATGATAGAAAGCATATTCGAAGAGATAATAGTGGCAATAGCTTTGGCAGTCGGTGGTGTATTATTCGCTTTCTTTAGAAAAATGGCTAGTACCCAAAAAGACCTTTGTAATAAGGTGACAGACCTCCAAAAAGCCCTCATTATTTTAGCAACTGCTTTAGACCGTCAAACTAACCGTATTCATGAAGAGGCTGATTCTGATTTAGAGGATTTAGTCAGTAAGGTTATAAATGATTCAGAATAATAATCAAAATGTTTATATAATTGGATCTAGGTGAGCTATTATGGTAGATCCAGTACTTATAACAGTTGGAGCAGCTGTAATTGGTGCAGGGTTAAACACACTCCGAGGTTACCTACATCGAACAGATGAATCTTTCTCTGCAAGGAAACTCGCTGGTGCTTTAATCGTCTCTACTTTCGCAGCTTTGGCTATAGGACAAACCTTAGCCGTTGAGGGAGTAGGAACCGTAGGACTAGCCTTAATTGGTTTGACCACAGGTTTCGCATCTGACTTTGCAGTCTCCAAAGCAAAAAAAGAGTAAAAGTAACCAAAAATTACATAATACCTCAACCCTTTTTTATTTAAAACTTTAAATATACGCATGTATAGAGATATATATGGACAAAATAGGTAAATTATTGACCAAATCCATGACAGTGTTAGATGCCACTGATGAGAATAGGTTTTTCGAAGGATATCTAACAGTAGAAATGAAGGATAAACAAGGAGAATTAACAATAGTAGATGAATTATACAAAGTATTACCAATTTGGATGGATAGAGGAGCACCTATCACAGATACACATTCTAACAGAGTAGTAGGAAAAGGCATTAATTTTATGAAAACAGAATTCACACATGATGGTGAAACATTCCCAGCAATCAAAATAACTGGTAAAATACATAAGAATTATGAATTAGATGAAGATATCTGGATGAAGATAAAATCAGGCGAATATAAAGGTCTATCGTTCGGTGGAGCCACAAAGGCTGATAGAACACCAAAAATCATGAAAGATGGCGATGTAGCTTATGCACTGACAGATCTCGAACATTATGAGGTAGCAGTATGTAAAGACCCAGCAGTACCATTAGCATTAATTACAGATTATAACCCATTAGCAAAAGCAACAATACCATCAGAACCTAGAGGAGATGGTAAAGAAATTATCAAATGTGATAAATTTGGTTGTTATGTTGATAAGGTTCAACACACATCAGTAGACTTTTCTAATGCTGACGGAGACAGTAATCATGCTCAAGCAACACAGACAATAGATTCTGGAGGCATGGGTAAGAACGCAAAACCAGTAAAAATGCCAGAATTAGACTCTATTAACACATTGGAGGAAGTTACGGAGTTGGATGGTGGTATAAAGGAAAATAAGCCTACTTTAGTTAAAAATGAGAGTCCAGCCCAGACTGGAACTGGTGGTGGGATTAGACCAGCACCTGATACAAACCAATCTAATCAAGATGACCCAGATAAACAAACAGCACAAAATACAACTACAATAACACCTGTAAATCAAGCAGTACCAGCAATATTAGCTGCTGTAGGTAGAGGTGCAGCTACTGTAGGTAGAGCAGTAGCAGAAGGTGCTGGAGACTTTGCAGAAGGAGCAGCTAAAGAAACTGGTCATGAAATAAAAGAAGAAGTTGAAGAAAAAATTGCAAGTATTACAATTTTACACCGTGTAAAAGAAGAACTTCTAAAAAAGAAAGCAGAACATGAAAAATCTGCATATCAAACAGAAGATGGTAATGAAAAACTTGGTGGACAAGCAGAACCAGAAGATGCAATTAATCAAGTAAATAGAGAATAATATCCTATATAAAAAATGACGAAATCTTTATATAGTGACTATATATAGTTTTATTAATAACATGGTCGAAGAAGACAATTCTAACACACAAGTTGAAGAGGTTTCTACATCTAATGTAGAAAAATCAGACAACGAAGTTGAAAAGTCTTTCCAAGAATCTGTTAAATCAGGTTTTGATACATTGACCGAAGTAGTTCAATCTATCGCTGAAACACAAAAAGCAACACAAGAAACTTTGAGTGGTTTAGACAACAGATTGAAAGCTTTGGAAACCCCTACCGACTTGCCACTTACCCCAAAAGGTACAGCTGCAAGTGAGGATGTAGGAGCAAAAGTTACTGTACCAGACACCTATCAATCAAACTCAGTGCAAGCTGGATTAGATGACGATAGATCTGGAGACAAAAAACCAAGCTCAGACAAAGGTGGTTTGAAGATGCAACAAAAATCAGACGATACAGAATTAATCGAGAAAGCAGAGCATACTTTCTCAACTGAAACTCCAAGACCAAATGCAGCTTTAGAAACTGTTGACAAATCCTTTAAAGATGAGTCATTGATTCTCAAAGACGCAAGAGCAAATGGAGCAGAAGGTTTGAGTCAAGTAGCTCGTGATATCCTCGCTGGAAAGTACTACATGCCTTCAGAAGACGAAGTAGGAGCATATTAAATTGGTTCAAGTCAAAACAATCGATGAGCTTGAAGCACTCTATTATGGACACAACAGAAATCTCCTCCGTAAAGCAGACGCACCAGTTGTAACAAGTACAGCAGGCACATTCAACGCTATTTTTGGCGCATATGCATGGGCACAGCTTAACCTTGAAGCAAACGCCTTCGGTATTTTACCTAAATACCCATGGGACAAGTCTGGATGGAGGGTCATAACTGCAAAACCTTCTCTAGCAGCTAATACCAATCAAACGGCATTAGGTGGTACAGTAGAAGGTGGAGTTATTGCAGATACAATCAAACCAACATTGAAAGAAATCGATGTTAGACCAAAGACAGCACAGTTACCTTTCAGTGCATCAGAGGTTATGGAATGGTTAGCAACACACTCTAAAGACGACATTTGGGGAGGACTTGGTTCACTCCGTTTGTTCATGGCAGTACAACACAAAGAGTTCCTAAACAGAATGCTTTTGGCAGATGTGGAGAAAGAAGCAGCTGATGCTGGTGGTTCCAACGACAACGGTGGAACTAAAGACTTCGAAACTCTCGATAGAATCATTTCAAGTGATGCTGAAGAAGATGCATTAGGTGGTAGTTCTGCAAAGTACTATAATCCTTGGGCAGCTAACGCAGACATCGACAGAGATGGAGCTAGCGAATTTGATTCTACTGTAGAATCAGCTTCTGGTACAATAGGCACCAATGGAGTCCTTACTGACGATACATTACGTACTTTCTTAAGAAAGATACGCATTGCAGCTGGTAAAGATCCAAACGTATTCCTCGGTTCCCACGAAGTATACTCTGAAATCCAAGGTTTGTATATGCCTTCAGTCCGTATTCCAAATCCATACGGTGAAGCACTCGTACAAGTCGACGTAAATGGAATTCAAAGTTTCAAAGGAACAGGTGTAGGTATTCACGTAGATTCAATCTATGGAATCCCATTCATCCCATCAAAGGATGCACCAAGCAACTCAGCCGACTCAGCAGAAATCGGTAGATTATTCGCATTAGATACTTCTGATGCAGAAGGCTACGGATATCCAAGAATCGGAATTCAAATTGCTATTCCAACAGAATACTACGAAGCAACTCGAAGAACCCCTGCATACCCATTCGTAAACAATGCATTTGTTGAGAAAGGTGTATTCAGAACTATGGGTGAAACAGTCTGTAGACACTTCAAATCACAAGGTAAGATTAGAGATATTAAACTTTAGTCAAATACCAACCCCTTTTTTCTTTTTTAATCTTTATATATAGGTAATCCTAGGCATATATATGGCACACACCAGTTCAACAAAAGATTGGACAGATGCTAACGTGAGAAAAACACTCTCATGGCAAGCAGCTTTAACATCAAAGTTGCGAGTATATAAAATCAAAGTCACCTTTGGTGGTTCTGATGCATATGCAACCAACGGAGTGGCAGCTGATCTCAAAGAGAACAGAATTTCTACACTCGTTGCAGTGATTCCAGAGTATACGGACTCAGCATACAAAGTAGAATACGACAAAGCTAATGAAAAGATTAAACTCTATTCAGTAGGTGGTTCAGCTGGAGCAGTATTTGCAGAAGTTGCAAACTCAACAAGCATTGCAAACAAAGTTTGCGAATTCCTAGTCATAGGCTACTAGAGTCCAAAACAGCCTCTTTTTTTTCTTTCAAAGGCATAATCCTTATATATTCGTGATTATCATATAATTCATGGTAGAGTACAACCACGATGTAGTATCTTTTAACTCTGATACAACAATTAAAGCCAGTCATGGCGTTATTGTGAGTGTTTATGTAACAAAGACAGGTTCATCTGGTTCCAAAGTAGTCTTTAAAAATGGAGGCTCAAGTGGCACAACAGAGTTCAGTATATTTGCAGAACAACAAGGAACATACGTCGGAATTAACAGACGTTTTGAATCTGGTATATATGCAGATATCACAGGTGACGCTGAATATACAGTAGTTTACAAATAGACGTGAATATCTTTAAATATAGTGACTCAATAAGACTTATATGGCAACTACATATTGTTCAGTTGGAGATGTTTCTGATTTCCTCAGGGTTCCTATTACCAGTACTAGTACACCTAATAAGAAACAAATTCAGAAAATAATCAATCGTAAAGAAGATGAAATAGACAGACGTATTGGTCATGCTTGGAGAAGTAAAAAAGTAACAAGAGAAGTTCATGATTTACCATTATTATACACTTATGGATGGGGTACACCTATATTTTTACAACATAGAAATATTTATGATTTTGATACAGACCAAGGAGATAAAATAGAAATTTGGCAGGGTGCTAGTGCATCATGGGAAGATATTTTAGGAAATAGTTCATGGTATGATATTGAATATGAATATGGTAGATTATACTTAAGAGGTTTCATATTTTCAATTTTGAGAAAAAACAGAGTAAGAGTAACTTACAGATACGGTGGAGAACAATTCGCTGGTGATACAACAGTACCATCAGATATTCAAGACGCTGTAATTAAAATGACTGCAATAGAAATTCTCAATACAAGTTTCAGAATGGATGAACTCCCTACTGGTGGTATGACAAATATATCGGAATCCAAAAGAAAGTGGGAGGAAGATATTGAAAAGTGTATCGAAAACAGAAGGGAGCTATTCGTGATACCATAATGAAAATAGAAAGATACTTCAGAAAACAAGCAGTTAGATTATTTAACGAGGCTGGTTTTACTGCAAGTTTGAAAGGTAAAAAGGTAATGATTAATACACCAGTAGGTGTAAAGGACATTAGATTTTCAGAACCAGAATCAATGTTTGAGATAGTACAAAGATTTACTGCTTTATTCAAACCAAAAGAGAACCTATATGAAGAACCTCCAGATGTAGTTGCAATGAATAAAAGTGGTCAATTCCCAGAAGAAAAACTACCAGAAGGTTATGCTAGATACGTTTTACCAGCAACATTCAAGCCAAACATAGCAAATGTCAAGAAATGGGTTTCTCATCAAAAATTTGCTGGAAAGACAAATGAAGATTTAATTAATGAATATAATGAGAATTTTGGCAGATTAATAGAAAGACCATTAACAAGAAAACAAAAGGATGAGTTAATAGATTCAATAGCCTATAAAATATCAAGAAAAATATGGTATGTAGGTAGAAGACCATCTGATATGACCGATGTACAATGGAATACAATGACAAAGGCAATGAGACCAAGGGAAGGAAGTTATGGTACAAACGATACATGGACTAATTTTCCATATACTGAGTCTTATAAATATAGGAGTGGTTCATAATGGGTACAGCAAATTATGATGCAATTAATACAATAATCACAATACTTAATGATAATTGGACTGCTGGTAGGGTACCAAATATAGAAAAATCATGGGAAAAAAGAAGTGTGGGTTTTATTGATGATAGAAGAGACCAGATAATTATAACCCCAAAAGCAGAAGATGTCAAGTATTTCAGCCTTTA